CTTGGTTACTCATTTGTTTTTCTCCTCTCTTAAATATTCAACAATTAGTTTTTTATACATTGGCTCTTGTTTTAGATAGGGTAATAGTTCTTCTCTATCTTTCTTAGCTAATATCTTTAACAATTTTTCTAAAGGTGTGTCTGGTCTTAAACCATATTTCATCTTTAGGATTTTAATTACTTCTGCAGCACTCATAGAAGCCTCACAAAGCCGTCTTTATGTATCTTGGCTATATACCTACCCGTAACATCTCTAAGATGCCACAAGCCGTTAGAATCCCTCTCAGAGACTTCTTCGTTTGGGTGTGGTAGTTCGCCTACAAATCCCATGTCTCGCATAAATGCTTTTAATTTGTATTCTGCTTGTGCAAATGTCATTTCCCCACCTCATAAATATCGCCTGAGTATCGACCTGCACCACACACTACTGCTACGCATATTTGATGCAAGTTATTCACTTCGTATGCTTTAATGCAGTCTCTATAAATCCAATCTTTTTCTTTTATAAAAGATTTTAAATCTTTGCTTTTAATTACCCATGTAATTTCAGCACCATTATCATCAGCTATATATATTTTCATTTCTCTCCTCTTTTAATATAAGTATATTTATTTGGATTCCATTCAGCATCTAACAAATTTACTAAATGCCATTTTAAATCGCATATATTTTGAATATCAGATAACCATAAATCATTGGTTTCATGTATTGTATTTAACATTTGATCTAACTTATTTATATATCTAAATAGCTTGTCATATTCACTATTTGACATTTCTATAGTTATTTTATTTTTTAATATTTTAGTTTTCATTTTTTCTCCTCGCTCTCGCTTTTTTGTTGTTGTTCTCCCTTGTGGTTTGATTCTGGCCACTAAACCAATCATCTATTATTTTGGTTTTTAAATCGCCTAATAATAGATCGGTTTTATTTTCAATTACTTTTATGTGCGAGTTTTTTATTATGGTTGTTGTGTGTCTATGGATTGCTTCATCTTTAAATATAAACTTATAACCATTCCCATAATAAGTAACTACGCCCTTAATTATCTCAGCTCTCATTTTGTATACTCCTCAAATAAATCAATTATTTCTTCTATTGGTTTAGCTTTTTTAATTACTTCGTAACTACCGTCTTGATATTCGCGTTCTATGAGTCCGCTATTGTATTCACGCTCTAAGTATCCGTCTCTAGCTTGTAGGCATTTAATACCTTTAGACCATTGTTCCGCATCTAACCTTGCTTTTTGTTTGTTTACTAAGTCTTTGTATTGGCTCATTCTTACACCTCATTTTGTAGTTCGTTAAACTTTTTATTTCTTTCCTGCTCAGTTTTAAACCATTGACACTCATAATCAAAAGGCTCATTACCATAATAAAGATATATGCCATGTATCAATCCGTTGTTATCTTTATCAGTTTCATAAAACTTATCTAGTTCTTCTTCATACCAATTAACTTTTACAATACTCATTCTTAAAACTCCTCAACAATTACTGTTCCGCAACTTTCGTTATATTTTTTTGCATACGCCTTGCGTAATTCGTTATCTTCAACATCAATTAGAGTATCAATATCTGTGTTTGGATAATCTTCTGTGTCAATTATTTTTGTTAGCGTATAAGTATCTTTAGCTATTAGTTTAATATTCATGGTTTCCCTCTCTCTTGGTGTGTAAAAGATCTTCTATATAGTGTTTAATTTGTATTTCTTTTGTTCTTAAACTACTTATAGAGAACTCATGCAACAAGTCATGTAATGCGTTAATAGTTATATTTTTATTATTTAAATCTTTATCAAAATTAAAGGTTAATTGATCGTATATGCTCATTGTTTCACCTCTCTTTTCTTCCATTGGTTAAAAAAAGTTTTTCTAGCCCAATTAATAACTAATTGTTTTTCTTCTTCGTTTTTGAAACTTGCATTTCTAATCATTGGCTCAATTAAATTTGCGTGTTCATTTGCTTTGTGGAAGTCTCTCCTTATATCAAAATATCTGTTATACATTTTTTATCTCCTCTACTGTATCGCCTTTACTTTTGGCTCTTTGTTTAATTGATTTAATCCTTTGCTTGTCGTTGGTTATGTGTACGACTGCACCAGGTACGCGTTTATTAGTAATTATTAGTTTCATTTAGTTACCTCTTTAAGTGTTAGGTTGTACTCTTCCTCTGTTATATATGAATACGAGTTTAAGAATTCTTCTTTGGTTAAGATCTTAAAGTCTCGCATCTTCTCTGTATCGTCTGTAAAGCTTTTTAGTTTCATTTGGTTATTTCTCCCTATCATTAATAATAAGCGCCACGCCATAAAGACACAGCGCTATAAATACAAGCATAATTAATATTTGAAAGTCCATGATTAATTAATTCTGTATAAAAATAAATTATCAGCTAGCTCTACTTCCTCGCCATCGTACGAACTCATAAAATGCCCGCGCCCGTCTTCGCTTATTGCGTCTGAAATAAATTTATCAATGTCTTTAATAGAGTTTAGAATTATATCGTTTGCGTCTTCGCATTCGTTTTGCAAAGCTTTAATTATGCTTTCATTTAGCCCTGTATGTTTTGCGATGTACCAAGAGTTAAAAGCCCATACAGAATCTTTTATATAGTCTTTTGCTCTTTCGTCTGCTTCGCTATCAGTTAATAATAAATATTCTGCGTTACCATGCTCAAAAGTTGAATCATCATAACCTTGCTCAATTTCTTCTACATCGCAATCTAAATGCTCAGCTAGTTTAACGCGTAAATATATTTCGTTTTTTTGATTGTTTTTTGATTGTATATTTTCCATTTGGTTTATCTCCTTTAAATAAAATTAATATATATCACTCTATAAGTATAAAACAAAATGTATAAATTTCAACATTTATTTTAAAATATTCTAATTAATTTATAAAATACTCCGCAAAATACCATTTTTACAGTAAAATTTGCTTTATGAGTTCAATAAAAAAAAGAAAAAAACCAGGTCCTAAAAAGATCATGTTTACTGAAGAGCAATTAAAAGAGGCGCAAAGATTGGCGGGTTTAGGTTTCTCTGAAGAGGCAATATGTCAAGCCTGTTTAGGTTGTAGTCCAGATACATTACTAAGAAGAAAAAAAGAATTTCCCGAAATTGCGGAATATATAAGGCGAGGAAAGATTAAAAGCATAGAAGAGGTATCTAATGCGCTTTATAAATCCGCTTTAGGTTTACACGGCAAAGAGCCAAGCGTAAGCGCGCAAATATTCTTTTTAAAAAATAAAGGCAAGCAAGCAGGCAATGATTGGGCGGACATTCAACAAGTAGAAACAAACATAAATCTAAAAGAAGCGTTAGGATCCGCGCAAGCAAGAATAATCAACGCGCACGCAAGCATTGAAGAAGAAACGCAACAATTGTCCTTAAAAGATGTTAAGGAATAATCCAGGCATGCACGCATGCACGCACGAATGCACAAAAAAAGTACCCTTTGTGCGTTTATGCGTGGAAATATGCACGCTTGCACGCTTGCGGGCTGTAAAATCAAGCGATACAGCGATAGTAAACACTTACTTACATAATGAAAGTTAGTACTCACTATCATTTTAGCCCCCATTCGTTCGTTGACGGGCGGGTACAATACACAGTTGCTATGCAACTAATTTTTTTTAATTTTTTTTATGAAATATAAACCAGAAGAAGAAAAGCTATTGATGACCGAACTATGGTCGCCTGTTATCAAAGATAACCCATTAAATTTCGTCAAATTCGTGTTCCCTTGGGGAATGAAGGACACCCCCCTCGAAGAATTTAAAGGGCCAAGGAAGTGGCAGGAAAAAATTTTGCGAGAAATGACAATACACATTCAACGTAATGGTATAAAAGATTTACCAGAGATGTTTAGAATGGCTGTAGCATCAGGTCGTGGTATTGGTAAATCAGCTTTGGTTGCTTGGATTATTTTATGGATGTTATCAACCAGACTAGGATCAACAGTAATTGTCACAGCTAACACAGAACAACAGTTAAGAAGTAGAACATGGGCAGAGCTTGGTAAATGGCTGACTCTATCTTTAAACTCTCATTGGTGGTCAAAAACCGCAACCACCATAAAACCAGCAGCTTGGTTTGACGAGGCGTTGGAGAGAGACTTAAAAATAGATACAGGTTATTACTACGCGCAAGCACAGTTGTGGAGTGAGGAAAACCCAGATGCGTTTGCAGGCATCCATTCATCTTACGGTGTATGTTTGATTATGGATGAAGCATCAGGTATTCCCGCTCCTATTTATTCTGTATCAGAGGGATTCTTCTCTGAACCAACCCCAAATCGTTTTTGGTTTACCTTCTCAAACCCAAGAAGAAACCAAGGGCCATTCTATGATTCATTCCACAGCGCAAAAGCATTTTGGAAAAACGAACAGATAGACTCACGCACGGTCGAGGGAACTGACAAAGACCTCTTTACCAAAATGATTGAGCAGTACGGAGAAGATTCTACCGTTGCGCGCGTGGAAGTGATGGGCGAGTTCCCAACCGCAGATGATGATACTGTAATACCTATGGAACTAATCAAAAGCGCAGTTGATAGAGATGTCGCGCTCGCAGCTAGTGAGCCAATTATTTGGGGATTAGATGTTGCGAGATTCGGTGGGGACAGTTCAGCCCTATGCGTGCGTCAAGGAAACCATGTATTAGAAATACAATCCTTTCAATCTATGGACTTGATGCAACTATGCGGTGTAATTAAAAATCGCTATGACGATGCAACTGCAATAGAAAGACCGCAAGAGATACTCGTTGATGTTATTGGTTTAGGCGCAGGCGTAGTCGATAGACTAGCCGAGCAAAACTTACCCGTGCGTGGAATCAATGTCGCAGAAGCGCCCTCTACGAAAAAGAATTATTTAAACTTGCGTGCGGAGCTGTGGTTTGCAATCAAAGATTGGCTCTCGCACAGAGATTGTAGATTGCCACAAAATGATGAACTAGAAGCAGAACTTGCATCCCCCTTATATAAATATACTTCTAGTGGTAAAATAAAAATTGAAAGCAAGGACGAGA